AGATAACATAACTTCTTCTTCAAACGCTCTGTCTGAAGTTTCTGTTACATATATCTCAGCATGCTGATTCTCATAACGTTTGTATTCCAGTCCGAATAGTGCATTCAGGCCTGGTTCTAGTTCCTTAACTAGTTGTCCTCGTGATATAGCCATATGTTTTTTCTCCTATTCTAACTATTATATACCGTTATTTTTAGCGTTATACAGGTGCTCGTTGATCATGACAACAAAGTTCAAATTAGCAGCGCCAATTGTATTGTTCTCTACATCAGTTGAGATACCTGTTACTTTTATTTGAGCCGTACCAGTTGTAGATGTACTGTGATTTAGTTCCGATTTAGAAACGTTATTCGCAGAATCTCCAGCCGTTACTTCGATGTTGAAATTCTTGAACACATCTGTCTGCGCGTGCGCAGAAGCTTTGTTCGATTGAATCTCAAATCTTTCGTACGGATCATCAGCTACGAAAGCTTTAATATCACTAGCCGCGATTGATCCCGGATAGTTATTAGCAAACGTAGGCTTACTAGTTGTTGGATCAGTGTAAAAGACACCATTGAGTGATCCAAGAAGGAAAGCTTCAGAAGCTGCAGCTTGGTGAATTGTACCAGCCGCTGTTGCTGAAACCGCATCTTGGAAGAAGATTTGAGTAGTATCACCAGATGATATACTGTACTCTCCTAAACCCTGGTTGTCTCTATTCTGACCGACTTTGCCGATAGCTCTTAAGCCAAAAGCAGCGTCTTTGTTTGTTTTTGCCATAGAGGCCTCCTATTAAATGTACCTGCCCCGAAGGGCCTCCAGTACGGGTTTATGTTATCTCGATGGTTTGTGAATTCCTAAATTAGGATTTCTTTGAGCCACCAAAAGTAACACGCGATTGTCTATCAATATTGATAGGCATGCTTGGGTGCTCTTCCTTCATAAGATCGTTATCTGCTGCTTCAACTTTTTCTGCATGCTGTTTAGCATAGTATTCTTGTCGTTGTTGCGCGATCTCCTCAGGTACCCTAGCGAGCACTAGGCCGCCAACACCGATGGTCCCTTTATATTTTCCGTCCTCTACGATGGGAAAGTCTGAATCTGGATATTCATCAGCTCTCACTAATTCGTATCCTGATCTTATTCTTCCAGCGACGTTTTTAGTGTCTTGGAATCCTAAGGATTCAACTCTTATCCATCTGTGCCTAAAACCTGTAGGCGCCGGTGGAGCATCTAATGCTGATGGTGGAGTCCAAACTTTTTTATGAGCTGTTTTTTCTCTAGTCTGACTCGCACGAGAGGTTTTCTTTTCGTTATTATTTTCCATATGCTTAAGCCTCCTTCGTGATGTTTAATTGTTTCGCATATTCTTCAAGTGGCACACCTAATTTTTTAGCGATTGCTACCTGCGATGGTGTGAGCCTCACAGTTTTGCGACCTGATCTTGTACTTCGCTTCGCTGAAGCTACTGTCTGTACTGGCCTGGTCGTTTCTTTTTCAGCCGTATCGTTATTACTACCAAATTTATGAGGAAATTCAAGTCTTATTCTTTTATCAATTTCAGCATAATATTCGTCACTTGAAGGATCATAACCTTGATCAGTTAATGTTTTATGTAGATCAAATGCAGTATAAGTCATCGCACTATCCTTACCGAACCATGTGTTTCTCTCACTCCATGCTTCAGCTTTAGGATCTGGAGTTCCTCTAGCTGCTGTTTCTCTATTTAAATTAACCTCAGGTCTATTTTCCTTTTGTTGTTTTTCAAAAGCTTCTTGAGCTACTTTAGTTTCAGTCAATTTAGCTTTTTTATAACCATAATCAGATATAGACGCCAAAGCCTCTGCCTCAGCTCCAAGATCGTTAGCTTCTCGTGCTGCAGCTAGTTTAGCTTTTGCTGCTTCCATACCTGTTTTTATACTATCTTCAGTTACAGCTACAAAGTCTGGCTTCAATTTAGAAAGTTCTGCCTCAGAGTTTTTTTTATCTCTTAAAACTCTTTGAGCATAAGTAAGAGCTTCCTCTTTTTGACGTTCTGCTTCTCTCCATTTTTTAGTTAACTTTGCTATTCTCTTCTGTACACTATCAGAGTAGTCTTTTAATTCTGTATCATCTTTCTTTTCTTCTAACTTAGTTTCTCTTTCATTCTCGTAAGTTTTATCCTCTGGTTTTTCTTCAACTACAGGTCTTACTGTTGGCTCTTCAACTTGAGCTTCTTTCTGTTCTACAATGTCTTCCTCTTTAACCTCAGGTACATCAACATCCATTGCTGGACCGGAAGTGTCAATGTCAACTGTTTGTTTCAGATCATTTGTATCTGGCATAGGTTTCTCCTTCTATGTTTAATATTGATGAAGTATATCTTCGGGGTTATCTATAGTAGCTAATACTTCATCATCATTTAGCAAACGTACTTCACCCCCGTCAATTTGAATTCTAGATCCTGCATAACGTGCAAAAATTACCCAGTCACCTTTTTTACACCAAGGTCCTTCTGGATATCTGTCTTTATCATTATAACAATCTGGTCCTTGTGCTAAAATAAGACCACAAGTAGATCCGACTTGTTGTCGTTCTAAAGTTTCTTGTCCTAAATAAAGTCCACCTTTAGTTTTTTCTTGCATCTTAAAAGGTAAAACTAACATTCTCCAACCAGTTGGTCTGGGTAGTTTAGCTGACTCTTTTGTTTTTAAACGCTCATAAGCGTCTACTTCTTTTTTATTTTCTTCTTTGTTTTCTTTTTCGTACTTCTCGGCCAAAGCATATTTAATTTTTGGTGTCGAGTTTGATGACTGTTCCTTTTTCATCGTCTTGCTCCTTTTTATTTAGCAGGTTAGAGATTTCCTGTAAAGTTGTTATGCACGTATGTGCTTGTCCCAACATATACTTATATTTTTCCATATTGTCAACTGTACCTGACATCATGGCTTCCCCTATGTTATGGTATTTTTCTTTAAGTAATTTTTGTATTCTAGTTATTACGGTTAGTTCGTCCACGTTTCATCTCCTTAATATGTTTCATATTAACATTTCCATCTTCTTCTTGCCTGACGGATACGTGAGTTAGGATCGTTACGTGTTTTTGCTGATGACCTTTTTAATTGTCCTAGTGATCTAGCGCAGTATGATTTTCTACGATTAGCAGCTTTTGATCCTGGCTTCACTTTTCCAGTCACGGCTGTTTTTAATTTAGAACCTGGGTTAAGTCTTCTATAAGCTTTAACTCCAGCCTCTGTCATTCCAGCACCCTTTTTAGTGGGTCTAAAATTTTTTTTATTTCTAGAAGGCATTGAGCCTTTATTATATAATTCTCTTGGCATTTGTGATCTTGATATCATTACACCAAACCTTTGTAATACTTTTTATAACTTGGATTACCAACTTTAACACCACCTAAATCTCCAGATATATAACTACCTGTATAATTTCTTTGTGCTTGTTTTACCATTGAATTTTCACCGGCTGATCCACCTAAATATTTTTTATTTCTTTTTGTAAAAGTTGCAACGTTAGTTGGTTTACCACCTGGATTACCTGCTGCTCGTTTTCGTTTTACAGCACTCGCCTTTTGTGAGCTTGTCATCCGTGTGGCTTTTGCAAGTGGGACGCATTTCGGATATTTTCTTTTCGAGCCTTTGCTTCTTCCGCAAGGTTGATACTTGCCGTCCTTCTTCGGTGCTCCTATGTCCACCCATTTCTCTGAAACCCATTTTCTTAATCCCATTATGAATTCTTTCCGTAAGCTCTTCCTTTTCCTTTTGAAGCTAGTTTACACATACCACCTTTAACATATTCAACTCTATGACCTTTTGGATGTGGCACATTTAATTCTAATTGATCAAATATTTTTGGTGATCCTTTTTGAAATTTTTTTCTAGAAGATTTTTTACCACCGGGTGTAACTTTACCTGAACAAACAGCTGATGCATACATGTTCGCATATGCAGACGGGTAAACTTTAAATTTACGCTTCGCTGCTGCTTTACCTCTAGGACAAAGTTTTGCCATTATACTTTACCACCTCTTCTAAAATATTTTTTTCCTCGCAAAGCCTCCAAACGTGCGGAAGGCTTTGTAGGTTTCTTTTTTTTCTTACCTTGCAAAGTCTGTAATAACTTTTTAAGTTTTTTTTGAGACATTATCTATTGA